CAAAAGATCATCCAGTAAGTAATTCATTCTTAGAAACTGTATACGCAAAATTTGATAAAGTTGCAGATACAAGAGCTGGTACATTCTGTAGAGATTGCGAACAAAAACTTCATACAATTAATGCTGATGGTACTATCGCAGGTTGTCCGAACTCTGCCCCTACAGATCACTATGGACATATCAGTCAACCAGTTCCAAAGGTTCGTGGATGCTTTAAGCGTATGGAAATTATTGCCCAAGAGTTACACGTTCGTGATATGAGATGCTATTCATGTCCTGTGTTTGATATATGTCACTCTGATTGCCATCAATTAGAATGGATGGATGATGTATGTCCTGCTCCTAAGTCATTAATGCTAGAGTTGGCGAAGGAAAATAAATGGATCTAATTATTAAGCCTACCGAGGCTTGTAACTTTAAATGTAGTTTTTGCTCGTCTACTGCGATCGATCCTGATCATGCAGGATTACTTGACTTAGATTACATTTATAAGTTTTTAAAACGATATCCAGATACTGCGACTATTATTGTAAATGGTGGCGATCCATTAATGGTAGATCCAAGTTATTATTGGAAACTTATCGATCATCTCGATGAACATAACTATCCTGCAACTATTAGCTTTACAACTAACCTATGGCCATTTCTTATTAAACCAAAGAAGTGGGTAGATCTATTTAATCATGATCGATTAGGTATTTGTACATCATTTCAGTATGGTGGTGGTAGATTAAAAGGCGATTTCTCAGAATTTACTGAAGCAGATTTTTGGTTATGTTCAAATGCGATGCTTAAACATTGTGGTTATAGACCAGACTTTATTGCAGTTATTGTTGAAGAGAATATAGATGACGCAATTAAAAACGTAGAGCTTGCAAAAGAAATGGGAGTTGTATGTAAACTTAATTATGCAATGGCTTCAGGTATTCAAGGTACAACATTACAGTTAAGTAAGATATACGATCTATATGTAAAGATATATGATATGGGTCTTGCTGATTGGGAATGGAATACTCAGCAAATGATGAAAAGACTTGGTGGTTCTGCAACCACTTGTCCACAAAATAGAAACTGCGATTCAGGTATACGTGCATTGAATCCTGGTGGTGACTATTATTCATGCGGAGCATTTGGAGATGATATGGATTATCCTATTAGTTTCCAAGAAGAAGTTATTGATAATGGTCCGTTACAAACTCCATTACAATTAGATCCAAACATTCAATCAATGAAAACTGCATGTTTTACTTGTCCTATGTTCCAGATCTGTAATGGTTGTAAGAAAACAGTACGTGATATGAAACGCGAAGGTACTGTAGAATCTCATTGTAGACAAATGAAAACATTAGCACCACGTATATTAGAGATCAATGGACTTGATCCAAAAGGTGTTACACCATATGTTGATGAGACTCCTGAAAACATGATTGCAATAGCTAATATATAATATGAATATCTCAATTAATCCTACTTATTATTGTAACTTTCGTTGTGATTTCTGTTACCTAACTGAAGCTCAACTTGCTGATAGGAATAAGATTAGTCCTGAAAAGCTTGATGAAGTATTAAGTAAAGTCACAGATCCAATAGAACATATTGATCTATACGGCGGTGAAATTAGCCTATTGACAAAAGAGTATTTTTATGATATAAAGGATGTGATACGTAAATATTATGATGGCGACATAAACATCAATACTAATTTTAGTGCGTTACCAGATTACTTTTACGATGATGATATTACGATAAGTGTATCATATGATTTTTCTGCACGAGAAAAAGAACAATTTGTTTTAAATAATATGATGGCTTCTCGTAAACCATTATCTGTTTTAATATTGGCGTCAGAAAAAGTATTGGCAACTGATGTAGAGTTTATGATCTTTACACTCAACATGTGTTCTCAGGTAAAATCAGTAGAAATCAAACCATATTCTACTAATCAGGCTAATGCACATCCTGTAACACATCGTGATTTTGAAGAACATATTAAGAAATGGATTGATGCAAAGACTGAAAAAAGGTTTCAGTTTATTAACCAAGATCTAATAGAAGATGCTCTCGACGGTAATTATTCAGCGTTCAGTGATGATCATGTATATATAACACCGAAGGGTAAATTTGGCGTATTGGAGTTCGATAAATACGATCGAGAGTATTTCAAAGAATATTCTACTTATGAAGAGTATAAACAATGGGCAGCACTTGAGCCTATCAATAATGTATCTGATATCTGTAAGGCATGTCCATATTATGGTGGATGTTTAACAGAACATTATAGATATGTACGTGATTTAGACAACAGCTGTAACGGATATAGAGGACTATTAGATTGGTATGATGGAAAATAATATGAAGAATTGGAAAGCAAGTCAGGCAGCGTTTCACACCGCCAACAAAAGTTTTAAAGATGATTTAACAGACGAGGATATAGTCTATTCAGAAGATATCGTCGAAGATGTGTTAAGGCACTTTGTCGAATATGTTGACGAATGGATCTATCCTGCAAAATCATATGTAGTAGGTATATGCTACGCTAAATGGTTAGAACGAGATTTTGGTGAGGATTTTTACGAGGTATTGGATGATCCAGAGTTATTATTTGGTAATGATCCATACTTTGTTCCTTATTCAGAAGATGAACAAGTATACGAAGCAATTTTAAGAGAACTCGACTTTAATGAAGACTTAGGAATGGTTCCTGATATTCATGAGTATTATCGAGAGGAAATGTTTTTTGGTAGCTAAATTTCCAAATGGTTCGTTAATAATGACAGACCGTCAGAGAAACTCGGGGTTAGTTAATCCCGCGGATCCTGAAGCTGATGAAGTGACTAAAATTATCCTTGAGGATAAACGTCCTGATATAGGCGAAATAGAATTAACTTTATTTGAAAACTGTCATTTGAATTGTTTCTTTTGTCACCACGACAAACAATCAACAGTGGGATTATCAAGAGAAGAGATATTCTCTAAGCTAACCCTTGTTGAAGATCATCTTATTAAGATGAAAGGCCGTGCCGATGTTGTACAAATCAATATGGTCGGTGGAGAGTTATTTCAAGATAGAATATCTGAATGGGCATATCCTGTCTATTATGATTTCTTAATTGAGATTAAAAAGCTATATGATAAGTACGATCATAATATTAAAGTTGTATGGGTTACATCATTTCAGTTTGCAAAGCGCGATAGAGTACAAAAACTTATCGATGATTTAAATGCTGCTGATATACCGTCATATATAATATGTTCATACGATTTTGATGGTAGACCTGTTAAAGGACCATATGGTAAGAATATAGAATACTTTGCAGATTATATTACATCGATTAATATGGTTGCAACTGTTCCTTCTATTGAAAAGTTTATGGAAGATAAGGACGAGTATTTCCATTATCTTTACGAAAAGTTTGATAATTTCTACTTTGATGATTATATTCCTGATAAAGGTTTTGATCATTTAATACCAAGTGATAGTTTATATCTCGAGTTCTTGAAATTCGTATATCATAACTATCCTGATATTAATCCTATGAAAGATCTTATAAGTAAAGATAAGAACCATATGCATTGCTTGTCATTAAATAAGGTTACGATCTTTCCAGATAATAGTACGTCTAATTGTCGTTGGGATAGATATACACCGGAAGATTTTAATACGCCATTGCATAGAAAAGATAACGCTTCGATGATGCAAGCTTATATGAATGAGCATGGATGCTTATCTTGTAAATGGTGGAATAAATGCGGGTTTAGATGTTATACCCAATGGGATTGGAAGAATCGTGAACGTGACTTACCTGATTGTATTATGCGTATGTGGTTTAATTATATGGAAAAAAATAAATTATGAAGTTAGATTTTTATACATTTGACAAAACATTACTTGAGTTATTACCAGTTAAAAGAAAAGTACAAAATCCATCTTGGTGGAGTAAACTTAAAAAGTTTTATTATCAGTACGATGTGAGATCTGGTATTAAGATTCCAGCTCCTACTGTTAAACTTTGTCCTGGTGTTGCGGATTATATAAGAAACTCAATCGATATTAAGTTATGGACTGATGTTATCTTTAAAGTAAAACCAAATGGACAAGTATCAGTTGCGACGCCACTTACAGATGATGGTCGAATGCCTATATCAATGCATGATGATAAACAAACAGGACCTGAATTATATCCAGATAGAACAGTTGTAAAGCTTACAAATCCTTGGGCTGTAAAAGCGTCAGATAGAACTCAGTTTCTTGTCACTGAAAATCATTACACCGAAGATTTAAGAGAGCATGGAATAATGGTATCGCCAGGATTAACTAATTTTTACGATCAACATGCTTTAAACATATTCTTAGTGTTTCCTATTAAGGAAGAAGAATATGAAGTAACACTACAATATGGTTCAACATTAATGTCATTACATCCTATGACTGAAAAGAACGTTGATGTTAACTGCAGTTTTATGAATAATGAAGATTTCAATGGTTTATTAGCAAACTTTCCTAATAAGTTCTTTGGAAGATATTATGCGAAGAGAAAGGTTACTAAATAATGGAATACATGAATCTATGGCCAACAACAGTATTAAAAGGTAAATTTGATACTGACGGAATGGTTGACTATATACTAACCAATTATGATATAAATAATTTGCATTCCGAAACATCAGGCTATAATATGTTTGATACTGATAACGAAACTTTAAATAAGTTTAAAGATATGTGTTATCGTCATTTTGATGATTATCTCACCAAGACTCTTGATAAAAAGATTTCTGACTGGGGTAATTATACTATGAAGGCTTGGCTTACAGGCCACGGTAAAGATTACAATATGACTATACATAATCATTCAGGGGCTCATTTGTCGGCTGTTTATTATGTATTGGCTGAGCAAAAAGATGCAGGTGGTGCGATTGTATTTTCAGATCCACGTACAAACGCAAACAGAGGATTCGATGATAAGTGGGGAGTAATGTTTGAACAATACAAACATATGCCTGAAACTGGAGATTTTATGATCTTTCCAAGTTTTACTTACCATCATGTGAATCCTTACCTTTCCTCATTACGGATGTGTATACCGGTAGATCTATTTCTACACAGAGGATAAAACATATAAATAGAACTAATAAAGATAAAGTTCAAACAAAATAAATAACCTAACTATTATAGTTATATTAACAATTGGAGAATAAAAAATGGCTCTTACATTAGAATACTCAATTACTAGTCTTAAAGTAAAAGACGAAGTAAACTCAGAAGGTGAGACTTTAACAAATGCAGTTGTTCAGACTTATTGGAAAGTTGTTGGCACCGATAATGGTGGTAATACTTCTGATTGGGCTGGCGCAACTCCATTCACGGCTGCTAACGTTCCTGCTGGTTCGTTCACTGCTTTTGAAGATTTAGAAGAAGCAACAGTAGTTGGATGGGTAGAAGCAATCGTTAATGGCGATCCTGGATATAAACAACATATCACTGATCAGTTACAACGTCAGATTGATGAAGATCTTATCAACGAAGTTGCGATGCCTTGGGCTGAGGATGTTACACCACCTCTACCTGATGATGCACCTGGTGCAGAAGATCCCGCTCCTGCAGAAGGCGGCGAATAATTAGATAAAGGAATCTATCGTGAATTATACTTGGAAAATTTCAAAGCTTGGATTAACTGATCAAATGAGTTCAGACAACGTCTTACTCGAAAATGCGATCGTTAATGTTAAGTGGAAAAGAATTGCGACAGATGACGATGGGATCAAAGCAAGTTACCTCGGTAATACAGATCTGAATGCCGCTATCTTAGCGGCAGACTTTGTTGCGTTAAATGACGTAACAGCTGAAAACGTTACTAGTTGGATCGAAGCTGCAATAACAGCAAATGGAGTTGCAACTATCGATTCCAAACTAGAAACAAAAATTGAACGAAAAAGATTGCGTAATATCTCACCTTCCTGGTAGGTATAAATAAACTAAACAATCAATCTTTTATATTATGGAGGTGACATGCACGATTTGCATATGGGTGGCTTAGCGGCTTGGGCTTTGAAAAGAGGTGGGTCGCTACATCCAGTATTATTACCAAAGTCGGTAACCGGTAATGAAACCGGAGTTATGAATCCGTCGATCTATTCCCATCAGGGAAAGCTTCTTCTTAACATAAGACATATCAACTATATCCTCTATCATTCAGAGGGTAAACGGTTTCCGCATCAGTGGGGACCATTAGTCTATATTCATCCCGAAAACGATGTAACATTAACAACTCATAACGTAATGTGTGAGCTTGACAATAACCTGAACCTTCAATCTGCTCAAAGAGTAGATATGGCTTTGGATACTGGTAAGCCAACATGGAACTTTATTGGTCTTGAAGATGCACGTTTATTTGAATGGGAAGATAAGTTATATCTTTGTGGTGTACGTAGAGACTGTTACGATGACAAAGGTACAGGTCGTATGGAACTATGCCAAGTCGAGAAAATAGACGGTAAATGGACTGAAGTTGCTCGACATCCTATTCCAGCTCCTGGCGATGACGGTTCTTTCTGTGAAAAGAATTGGATGCCAGTTTTAGATGAACCTTATCATTTCGTTAAATGGTGTAATCCTACTCAAGTTGTTAAATTCAATATTGAGGAAGGTACAACCGAAATCGTATATGAAGATGAAGGCGAACGTAAAGCTTTTGATAAAGATTTCCGTGGTGGTTCACAAGTATTAAGATTTAACGATGACCAGCGCATGGCTTTCGTACATGAAACAAATCTATTAAGAGATCCATTTGGTCGTAAAGATGGAGACTATTCTCATCGTATCTTAGTATGGGATAATGATTGGAACTTAATACACGCATCTCGTAAATTCCATTTTATGGGTACGTTCTTTGATCACGTATCAGGCACTGATTATAATATTGAGTTTGTTACTGGAATGTGTATACATCCTGAAACTGGAGATATTCTAGTATCTTATGGATTCCAAGATAATGCTACGTTTATTTTAAGACTGCCTCAAAAGCTGTTCTTACAATTTTTGAATGATAAGGGGTAATTATGAAATTTGATATGAAACTTTTAAATGACGTAGTATTAGATTACGACAATCCCGAAAAAATCTATGCATTAGCAAGAGAATACGATAAACTTGAGCAAGGATCAGGAGCTCATAGCTTTTATTTAAGAGCTGCTGATATGTCACCTGGTAAAACCTTTGAAGAAAAATGGTTACAATATAAGTGTATGATACTCTCTGCATTTATCTATGAAAGAAATAAAAATCGTAATCAAAGTGTTCAAGGGTTATTAAAGATTGCAATTGCAACATTACCAAATAGACCTGAAGCTTATTACTTTATGGCTAAACTTAAAAAGGACCAAGAAGATTACCGTGAAGGATTAATGTATGCTCAAATTGGTCTACAGTTTGTGGGCGAAGGTAGAACAGATAATGATGTAGGTTATCCTGGCGATAATGCATTAAGTTTATTATATGCTCGTTGTAAATGGAAAACCGATGGTAGAGATGATTCAAAGAACCTTGCATTTGATTTAAAATTCAAAAATAAGTTAAACAAAAAAGATGAAAAGGATGCAGATGTTCTATTAGCAGAACACGGTTATCCAAGTACTCTTGCATATGATCCAGCATTATTTGCTTACTGGAAATTTAAGTTTGACGGCCAAGAAGCTATAGAAACAAACTATTCTCGTCATTTCCAAGACATGTTTGTATTATCTGTATTAGATGGTAAACGTGACGGTACATTTATAGAGATCGGATCTGGACATCCTGAGCTATTCAATAATACATTGTTATTAGAAAAAGACTTTGGATGGCGTGGAATTAGTATCGATAGTTCAGAAAGATTTGCTCATATATTCTCAAGAACACGTAAAACTAATATGATCCATGCAGATGCTGCGGGTACTGATTATAATCAAGTATTTAAACAACAATGTTTAGAGCAACATGTAGATTTCCTTAGAATCAATTGTGAATTTGCATCTATTGAAGCTCTGAAGAATATGCCATTTGATAAACACGAGTTTGGTATTATTCAATTCCAGCATAATGCAACTTGGTGGGGACCACAATTTAGAGATGAATCTCGAAAGATATTGTCTAAAATCGGATATATACTATTAGTATCTGATGTTGCAGTCGATAGTAGTCAAAACTACGAAGATTGGTGGGTACACCCAATGCACGCAAATCGTAAACAAAATATGAAGTCCGGTAATAAGATCAATTTTGCTTGGGACTATATGATGGAGAAAGTTAAATGAAACCAGTATTGATTACAGGAGGATTCGATCCTCTACACTCAGGTCATATCGCATATATGAAAGCAGCTAAAGAACTCGGATCTATTCTATATGTCGGAGTAAATAGCGATGAATGGTTAACTCGTAAGAAAGGTCGACCATTTATGTCACTCGAAGAAAGAATGGCTATTATTAAAGAGATTGGATGCGTAGGTCACGTATTCTCTTTTAATGATGATGACGATACGGCTATTAATGCTATTGAATATGTAAAATATTCTGCACCTCGTAATGCTGAAATTATCTTTGCAAATGGTGGAGATCGTACAAAGGGTAATATCCCTGAAATGTTTAGTGGCGGAGATCAAGTAAAATTTGTGTTTGGCGTAGGCGGAGACGATAAAAAGAATAGTTCGTCTTGGATTCTTAATGAATGGGATAAGCCTACAACTCAAAGACTCTGGGGTAAATATCGAGACCTAGATCAGAATGGTCATTGGAAAGTAAAAGAACTTTCAGTTGATGTTGGTAAGTCTTTATCAGATCAACGACATTTCGTTCGTTCCGAACATTGGCATATTGTTGATGGTGAGTTAAGAATGGAATTGGAATTTGGTAATGGATACAAAACTAATAAGATCTATAAAACCGGTGACAGTATCGATATTCCTATAAATACTTGGCATAAAGCAACTAATGTTGGAACAGAACCTGTGAAGGTAATCGAAGTTTGGATGGGAAATACCTTATCTGAAGAGGATATCGAAAGAAGATCTTAGTAGTGTTTTAAGGATGATAATCCTATTATACCATACTTTGAGGCGGGTGTCAACTGTTATTTTATAAATATGTATAAATTAATCTATAAACAAAGGAGACGATAATGGCTTTTCAACTATCAGTAGCTGCAAGAAACGCTACTTTAGCCGCGATCGAAACAGAAGTTGGTGTAAATCCCATTTTAACTATTAACACTGGTACAAAGCCAGCCGATGCTGGAACTGCAAACACTGGTTCCGTATTAGCGACTATGGTATTACCAAGTGATTGGTTGGGAGAACCATTTACTGGATCCATCGCATTATCTGGTACTTGGCAAGACTTATCAGCCGATGATTCAGGAACTGCTGGATATTTCAGATTGCACAATAATGCTGGCACAGTATGCCATATGCAAGGAACTATTAGTGCTACAGGCGCTGGTGGAGATATGCAGTTGGATAATACTAACATTGCCACAGGTCAGCAAATTAATATTACCACATTCACAATCACAGCTGGTGGGGCTTAACTTTAACATAAGGTAAAGCCACATGTCTGCAAATGGTGCGGTTACAACAACATTAGATTTTCAATACTTCGGTGGCGGCGTTATTCAAGTATCGGGAGGGTTATCAGGAGTAATTGATAACTCTTTTGTTTTTGATGGCGTCGTACCAATTGTTGGACATATCGAACCAGTCACCATTGACTTTAGCTTTGGTGCAGGCATTGAAACACCCACAATCTACGGTAAGGTCGAAGATGCAAGCTTTGATTTTACTTCATACAGTTTCGTAGAGTTTGGTGTACAACGATATCTTTCAGTAGCAAATAACACATTATTCGATTATAGTGCTACTTCCGAAGGTTATGTTACAACTCACGTAAACTTTAATCCCACATTAGATTTTAACCTTGATACTCACATCTATGTATTTTCATTAGGTGACGGTAATGGTGTATATTCTTTCAGTGTTGATAGCCTAGGTTTAAACGTATCGACAAGAGAATATTCAAAAACTGGTGGAAACTATGTTACTTTTGATGGAATTGACAATAATGAGTATAGATTAGTTGATCCAACAAATGGACTTAATTTAATTAGCAACGGAATGTCGAAGGCTGATATTCTGCAGACATAGTTTGCTTTTAATAAATATCTAATAAATAAAAGTAAAACTCGGAGATAAACAAATGGCGGCTAGCTTTTACATAAAACAAAACGACACTGCACCGTCTATTGAGGCTGGCCTTACAGATTCTAATGGTAGAACTAAATCTATGGCCAACGCTTCAGCAGTTGTGTTTCATATGAAAGACGAGAATGGAAATGTTCTTATCCAAGATGGTATTGGAACTATTAAGAGTCCTGCAAAAGGAATCGTTGCATATGAATGGCAAACAGGAGATACTGCAAACACTGGTATCCATAGTGCAGAATTCCAAGTAACGTATAATAACGGTCAAATCGAAACTTTCCCTAATACTGGTTACATCAAAGTAATCGTTAAAGACGAATTGGCTTAAAAGGAAAAACAAATGGCACAACCACAATCAAGAGAAGAATTTAAAGATTATATTTTAAGAAAAATCGGTGCACCAGTTATCGATATTAATGTGTCTGAGGAACAAGTTGAAGATCGTGTAGATGAGGCCGTTTCTTTTTGGAGAGACTATCATTATAACGGTAGTCAACAAGTATATCTTAAGCATCAACTTACAGCTCAAGACGTAGAAAACGGATATATTAACTTACCATCTGGTTTGCTCGGTATTTCATCTATCTTTCCATTAGATACTTCCATTTCTACTGGTAGCGGGATATTTAACGTAAACTATCAGTTCGTTTTAAATAATCTTAATGATCTTACAGGATATACAATCCAAAATTACTATATGACTATGTCGCACTTATCGTTCTTACAAGAATGGTTGGTAGGCTTAGCTCCTATTCGTTACAACAAACACGTAAACAAACTTTATATCGATGCTGGTAAAGCATCTTTCAGAGAAGGTAAGTATATCATCGTTGAAGCATATGATGTTATTGATGAAGATGCTTATCCTGACGTGTGGGGAGATCGTTGGTTACAAAACTATTCATCAGTTCTTGTAAGAGAACAATGGGGTCTTAACCTTACTAAGTTCACTAACATGCAGTTAGTTGGTGGCGTTAGCTTTAATGGCGAACAAATTCTACAAGAAGCAAGAGCTGAAAGGGAAAAAATGGAAGAAGAAGCAATCCGGACTCTTCAACCTCTCGCCCACAATTTTATTGGATAAAAAATGGCAACGAATTCGTACTTTAGAAATTACGACAATTTCAATGAACAGAATCTAATTGACGACCTTGTAATCGAATCAATTAAGATTTATGGTGTTGATATTAAGTACCTCAGTGGCGTATTTAATAATGTCGATAAGATCTTCAATGAAGATGATACACCTCTTTACGATGAGATGTATGGCTTCGAAGTGTACGTTAAAAATGTTGACGGCTTTGAAGGCGAAGGAGATTTCCTATCTAAGTTTGGTTTACAAATACGAGATCAGGTTACATTTACAGTCGCTATCAGAACATTCGAAAGATATGTTACTCGTAAAGATGCTGAAAAAGTACGTCCAAGAGAAAACGACGTTATTTGGTTACCACTTAATCAAAAAATGTATAGAATAACTTATGTAGAACATGAAAGCGTATTCTATCAATCTGGTAAGTTACAAGTTTACGATATTAAATGTGAGCTTATGGAATACTCTGGTGAGAGATTCGATACAGGTCGATATGAAATCGATCATTACTTTGATGATATTGATAATACGACTGCAACTGTACAAACTCTTGAAGATGTTGCTAACAACGATCCAATTGCTCAGAACTTCGAATTCGAAAAATTAGCCGATGATATATTAGACTTTTCTGAAGTTGATCCATTCAGTGAAAACATTAGCATAGAGGATTCATAATGGCTATTGCAAATTACTTTTATAATGAAACTACAAGACGATATGTAGCTTTATTCGGTACATTATTTAATCAATTAAAGATTGAAAGAAATGATAATGCCGGCAACCACGTACAATCAATTATTGTGCCATTGTCCTATGCACCATTCCAAAAAGTTATTTCAAGACTTAACGAAGATCCTGATTTATTAAACAGTACAAGACCAGCAATAAGCTTACCTCGTATGTCTTTTGAGATTACAAGCTTGGCCTATGATCCACAACGTAAAATTGGATCTACTCAAAAGATGAGAAAGAGTCAAAAGGCAGAATCAGAATCATCTCGTAATTTTGTCCATTCATCAGTACCATATAACTTAGATTTTTCTTTGTATATTATGACAAAGTATTCTGAAGATGCTACAAAGATTATGGAACAAATTATTCCGTTCTTTACTCCTGATTGGACTGTAACTGCTAAGATGGTTAACGATTTAGATCCAATCGATATTCCTATTATATTGAACTCAGTAACAACTGAAGATCTATACGAAGGTGACTACGAGTCACGACAAACCATACTGTACACACTTACCTTTACTTTAAAAGGTTGGTACTTTGGTCCTGAAAAGAAACAAAAAGTAATTAAGTTTATCGATATTGATATGATGTCTGATACAGCATCAGATTCTCCTCGTCAAGAAGGCATTACTATTAAGCCAGGATTAGATTCAAATGGTAATCCTCTTACAGAAGATGGTGTAACAGTAATAGCAAACGCAGTACTTAACAATGGTAC